TGAGGCACTCCAGCGCGACCCATGCCGAGCCGTAGTAGACCTCGACCGTCGGGAAGGTCTCGACCGCAAATGTGCCCGGCATCAGATCACCCGTACCGTGAGCGAGAAGCTCATCCAGACGCTGTTGTACTTCGAATAGCTGGTATCTGTGACGTAGCATGACATGGTCCCGTGGATGTCACTGACCACCGTGATGACGGAGCCGTCCATAGCCTGCAGGATCGTGCTGTTGGACGCCGACAGGGCGCATCTTCCGTAGACAGTGAAAGTGGCGCTGTCGGTACCCTGCGCATAGAGATCGCCGGCAGACGCGCCCTTGATCTGATGGTAGGTGTAGATGGCCGCCTTTTTGGGCGGTGTCATGTACCTCCATATGAATGCGGTCAGGTCGATTCCGGACTTTCTTACCTCGATAGTCATAGTCATACCGTCCCATTGACCAGCGTGTAAACATCCTGCGTCACAGCGGCGGTCCCGGCGCTGGCCGTGCCGTTGACCGTAATGTTGGTGGTGGTACCGCTGCCGCTGTCGGACGACCCGCCCGACTGCGCTCCGAGGACGACGGCCGCCGTGACCGCCGCCCCTGCGCCCGCGCCCACCAGCGCGATGGCGGCAGGATTGGACACAACCGCGTTGTACGTGTTGAGCAGCGCGTTCTTGACCGTCGCGAGGTTGAGCAGGCTCATGGCGAGCTGCAAAGCTTTGACCGTGTTGGCCAGCCCTCCCATGATCTGGAAGGCAGCGTTGATCTTGGTCAGCTTCTCGTTGGTCGCATCCGACGTGATGCCCAGGGACTTGATCCCGGAGGTCAGCCCGGAGACCGCGCCCTGCAGGCCGGTGATGACCGTCACCTGCATGGCGAGCTTGGCCTGCTGGGTGGTGATGCTGGCCGTGGTGCTGTCCACCGTGGACTTGAGCGTGGCCTGCTTGACGCTGGCGTTGTCCGCCGAGGTCGCGGCCTTGTCGGCCGACGTCGCGGCCGCATCCGCGCCGGCGGTCATACCGTCGGCGAGTTTGAAGGCCCAGACGATGGTCCTGTCCTCGGTCATACGATGCCTCCGATGGCTCCGACGACGCCCGCCCGGCCGTCCCCGCTCTCCAGGTCGGCGGAGAGGGTGTACTCCATGATGGCGGCCGTGGCCACCGACGCGGCGGCGGCCGCACCCAGCGCGATGGCGATCTTGCTCCAGCCCACCGGGCCGAGCGCGGTGTTGGCCGCCGTCAGGGCGACGGCCTGCGCGGCGGCGCGGGCGTTGTAGGCTTCCCGTGCGGTCACCGCCGCCTTGTAGAGCGACGCACCTGCGGCGAAGATCTGCGCCATGGCGGCGGCCGTGTTGACGGCCGTCATGAGCGACGACGACACACCGCCCAGCGAGCCCATCGCGCCCGTGGCGGCCTTGAGCGCCTGGACGCCGGAGTTGGCTCCCGCGACAAGGTCGGTCATTGCATAGCCCCCGGGGTCTTGACCTTGGCGATCTTAAGCAGCTCTTCATTTTCGCGGTTTATGCGTCCGATGAGGTAGGACGCCTGTCCCACCGTGAGGTTGTCCAGAAGCTCCCGGTCGACGTAGTCGACGTGATAGCGGTCGGCGAGGTCCAGCGCCGTGCCGTCCACGTCGGCGGGGTCCACCGGCGAGGAGAGCTCGACCGTGAGCCGGTCGAGCTCGGCGCCCTCGTCGTCCGTGAGCAGAGCGTAGAGACGCTCCGCATCCTCGTCGCACGTGACGGTCGGATAGACCAGGGTGCCCAGGAGGTTGAGCCGGGCCGGGGGCTGCATCAGCGCGGCCAGCCGTCCGGCCTCTTCCTTGAGGTCGGGCGGGAGATCGTCCAGCCGGCCCTCCGCGCCCTTGGCGATGTCCGAGAGACGGAGAGCCCACTCGCGGTAATGCGGGTACATGACAGCCCGCAGGCCGTCGATCATGCGCCCGACGCGCAGGGGCAGATAGCGCAGGAGCAGGTCGCCGGCCTGCGTGTGCAGGACCAGCACCTTGCGGTGGGTGCGGAGCAGGTCCGGGGCCGGCAGTGACAGCGCCGAGGGGTCGCACGGCTCGCGGGTCTCGGCGTCCTCGAACTCATAGTGCATGGGATCAGACCGCCGTAACCGTGATGTCGGAAGCCGTAACGTTGACGGTCTCGTCGTAGGTGGACTGCGTCCGGCTCGGCAGGTCGCCCGCGTCCAGCGTGCACCCGGTGAGCAGGACGGTGTAGCCGTCGACGACCTTCTTGAACTGCAAGTCCTCGGTCCCGGCCAGCTTGAGCGTGTCCCACGTCGGCGACCTGGAGAGCTGCGTGAAGGCCAGCGACAGGTCGCAGGTCTGCGGGATGAGCCCCAGCCCCGCATCGAGACTGTGACCGCCGATAACGGCCGGGTCGCTCTCCAGCGAGCGCGAGACGGTCAGCGTCCAGGTCTTGGCGTCGCAGGACGTCCAGGTCGTGCCGCCGTCGGTCGAGTAGTACAGCAGACTGCCGTCGGTGATGGCCGCCCCTGCGGGCCGGTCGATGGGCTCCATCGCGAAGGCCGTCCCGTCGGCCGCGACAAAGGAATTGCTCGCCGAAGGTGCGCAGAGGTACTGCGCCTTGACCGTGGCGGAGAAGGCCAGCAGAGAGCCGGGCGCAGACGACGCGATCTCCAGCGTGTCGACCTTGCACCCGCACCAGGCGAGGACCTCGTCGGCCGCCGCCCGGATGCGGGTCGTGAACGGCGTGATGTCGCGCACCGTGCCGATACCTGTGAGCGAGCCGACCGCCATCTCCAGCCATTTGGTCCAGCCCGCGCCGGCCGGATGCCTAAAGCTCGCTTTGTAGCCGTAGGCCCCGCCCGTGATGCACGACCCGGCGCGGACGTAGGTACATTCGCCGGGGTCGTCCTCGCGCGTGAGGTCGGCGGTCGTGTCGAGGCCGGTAAGCGTCCCCGCGTAGCGCGAGATGTTGGTGCTGCTGAATGTTCCGTATGTCGCTTCATCCCGCACCGCAAACCGGCACAGGCTCCCCTTGGTTCTGACTGCCATGATTTATCATTCTCCGTAATACCGTATGATGTTCAGGTCCCAGCTGTAATAGGTCCCGGCCGTGCCCTGCTGTTCGCCGATGGGTCCCGCGTCCGCAATGCAGGGATAAAGCGTCCCGTTGATGGTCTGGTCCAGCACGAGGTCGAGGTCCCGCCAAAGGCTCGCGGAGGCCCTTCCTGCGGCTTCTGCGCCCTGCTCGCCGGGACCGCCGGCCACCGTGATGCTCACGCTGTGAAATGATGTCTTGGACAGACTCTCGGGCGCCCGGCTGTCTGTGAGGTCGCGCACGAGGATGTACTGTCCGCCGTCGTTCCGGCCGTCGAGCGTGGTCTGCCGGACCAGCCGGCCGTAGCGCTCGCCCCAGCCGAGGGTCTCCAGCAGGGCGATGATGTCGTCGGCGACGGTCACAGCCATCCCCTCTGACGCATGAGACTGTCGATATTCCGGGCGGTGTCCTCCGTGACCTTGGGCAGAGTGGCCTTGAGCGGCTCGTCCAGATAGCGGGCCCCGGTGTTGGGCGTGGACCAGTGGACCGCGCCGTCCATCTCATGGACCGCGCTGGCATAAGGCACGAACGCGAAGCCCACCTGGACCGTACCGTCGCTTAGGACCTTGACGTGATAGTCGTTGCGGAGGTTCATCTTGCCGTACTTCCGCCTGGCTGACGGGAACGGAACGCCTTTGGAGTTGCAGTAGGTCGGGTTCGTAAAAGCCGACATCGGCGTCACGCTGATTATGGGATCGTACAGGTCGACGTCGGCGGCGTTGGTAAGCGCGTCGCGGGTGAGGTCCGTCCACTGCGAGCCCATGGCCCGCATCCGCGCGGCGATGTCCGCGAAGCCCTTGACCTGTACGGTCTCGGTTATCATGCGTTCTGCCTCCGATACGGCGCGAGGCCGTCGTAGGCCGACTGCGGCGGTTCCTCGCCTTTCCACAGGGCTCCGGCGACGGTCAGGACGGCCTGCGCGATGGTCGCGGGCACTTGGTACGAGCCGGCCTCGTAGACGGCCGTCACCTCGTCGGGGGCGGTGTCCATGACCTCGGCGGAGAGGATGAGACAGTCGGGACGGAAGTCATACTGCGACGAGGTGAGCTCGGTCTCCGTGCCGTCGGTCCCGACGGTGACGGATGCGACCGCCCGCACCTGCGGCATCAGCGGGATGATCTCGCTCTCGGGGTCCCTGGCCACGGTCACGTACTGCTGGCGCACTACGGCGTAGTTGACAGCGGTCTCGGCGGCGGCCCTTGCCCGGGTGATGCACGACGCCAGCACCGCGTCGTTCGTCTTGTCGGCGGCGGAAAGATGGAGCGCGAGGCGGAGCTCCTGCACGGTGACGGGCTCTCTGACGGCCTGGTCCTCGGCCGGCTCGTGATAGACTTGCATAATGCAAATAATGTTAGTACCGTTATTTAAAGAGAAGGAAAAAGAAAGAAGTTTGGCGGGGATTTCTCCCCGCCTGGGGCTCACTCGGCCCGGCGCTTTTCGCCCTTGACGATGACGAAAGTGGAGCCGGAGCCGGTCAGTCCGACCTTCACGTACTGTTTGCTGCCGATGTAGGCCGCGAGGTACGCGCCGGCCGCGCCGATGGTCGGGATGATGGCATCCTCGGCCGCGACGGCGGTGTAGCTGCCGGCGGCGGTGTCACACTCGGTCAGCGTCAGCACGCCGGCGGCGGCCGCGTTGATGACCAGGGTGATCGTGCCGTAGTTGGCCGTGTCGATGGCGGTCGCGGTTGCGCCTGCGACCGCGTCGCACTCGCCGATGATAGAGGTCCGGGCCATATCAGCTCGCCTCCGTCTTGACGCCGACGAGAGAGCTCGGCATGACGGTCTGCCCGCCGACCCGGCTGGTGAGCTGGACGTAGAGCAGGTTATCTTTTCTGCCGGTGACCTCATCGCGGAGCAGGTCGATGGCCGTGTGCTGGGCGATCTTGTACGCCGAGAACATATCGCCGAGGACCAGCGACATGGAACCGGCCGCGACGGTAGGGGCCGAGGGGCAGTACATGTACGAGTATCCCAGGACGGTCGGAGGGAGACCGGCACCCAGCGAGGGCTGCCAGACCGGGTCCTTGTCGTCCCGCAGCTTCGCGATCTTGGACAGGGTGTTCATGCTGCCGTACCATTTGGCGTTCATGCTGGCCGCCGAGGTCAGTCCGCCGACGGCATCGATCAGGCCGTTAATGGTCAGCGCGGCCGCCGCGCCGGACGAGACAGTCTCGATGTCCGAGCACGCGAACACGCCCTCGGGCTTCTTGAAACCGTCACCGATGGCGAAAGCGGCCTCGGTCTCCTGACCGAGCGCAGCAGACACGGCGGTCGTGAAGTAGTTCTCGATGTCGATCGACCCATAGGCGATGAGGTCTTTGGAGATCGCGACCTGGCTGACGATAGTGTCGATCGGGATGTTGGCCAGACCGATAGTGCCGCTGTCCTTGTTGTCGCGGGATTCTCTCTCGCCGACCCAGTGGCTGGAGCCGTTGGTGATCTCGTAGGGAAGCTGGGCCAGACCGCCGGAGACGGAGATAACATTGGCGTTAGCGCGGATGTTGTCGCTGTCCCGCAGTTTAGGAATGACCTGGTTAACGAACTCGGCCGGGGCCAGATAACCGCCGGTGGACGGGTTGGCCACGGTAGCGGTCGATTTGGTGCCGAGGCTGCCGGCGATGATGTAGTCCACCATGCCCTTCATTTCGGGCGAGATGGCGCCGGGCCCGGCAGCGGGTGCGGCGGTCAGGCCTTTCTTGAGGTCGGCGATGTCGCCGTCATAGGCGGTGATCGTTTCGCTCATCTTCTTGGTCAGGTCATCGACCTGGCCTTTCATGGCTCTGTAGCTCTCGCCGAGACCCTTGTAGTCGTTCATCATGGACGACAGGTCCGCGTTGAGCTTTTTCAGTTCTTCAATGGTCTCAGTGGTCATTGCATACTCTCCTTCATTTGGAGCATAATTTTTGCAGTTTTGCCGAGCTCAACGTCGAGCTCGGGATCGTCTGCGCCGTCGTCACAGCCGGCCTTCTTGCGCCGGTCGCCGCAGGCCTTGGGGTCGTCCTCCATGGGCTCGTCGTCCGTGGGAGCGTCCTCCGGGTCGTCGGTATAGCCGGCGAGAACGGCCTCGATCTCGGCGAGGGCCGCAGACCTTTCGTCGGCCGTCAGGGCCTTGAGGAAGGTCATGCCGGCCAGCGATTTCCGCATCTGTTTGGTGGTCATACTCTTAGCCTCCGCCGTCGCGAGGATGTTGGCCGGGAACGTCACGAGCGAGCCCTCCCACAGGTCAACCTGCTTTAGGTGTCTCGTGCCGTCGGGGTCGTAGTCGCACTTATCGACGGTGTATCCGATGGATAGTCCCGTGATGTCGCCGCGTTTCAGGAGAGCATAGCCCTCCCTGCCTTTGGCGACGTCCATGTTAAAACTGCCCTCAACGTTCAGCGCCTTCTCCGCGTCGGTGATCGTGAAGCTGCCGATCGGGTCTCCCCAGTCGTGCTGCCATAGGAGCACCCTCTTGGTTCCGCGCTTGGCGATGCTGGCGTCATAACAGCCGGGATCGCAGATGTCCCCGACCTCGTCCTGGTTGCCGTAGGTCGACAGCACGCCTGCAAAGCGTCCCGCGCCGTCCTGCGGCTCGCCTATGGCCTTAATCGAGATAGTCCTGCTATCCATGCTAAAATCATTAGAATTAGCGTATTTAAGCGGGCGGGTTTATATACCCTTTATAACCGCATCAGTCAGCGTAACGATAGCCGACGTGACATCTGCAATTGATGACGTTGCCCGCGCCCGCACCGTGCGAGCTGTCGCCGGGATAGGCCATGTAGTCGATGCCGCCGTCCGCCCGGGGGACCTCGAACAGTGCGGTATCGTCCACCTCTACACCGTTCATCGCCATGTGTGTTGACCTCGTGTTGACGTAGGTCACCCGCCACGTCTTGCGCTTGGGCCGGTCGACCTGCGTCAGACGGACGGAGGTGTCCACCGAGGTCATGGCGGCGCTGTGCGACTCGGTGCGGGCGATGGTGTAGGACCGCGTCGGCCAGTCGCGGCGGAAATAGTCGTCTATCGCTGTCTGGAAGTCCTGCGTCGTGGACGTCGTCGCCATCAGCCGCTGGACCTGCTCCAGCGTGGTGCTGTCGATGCGGGTAATGTGGACACCCGTCTGCCGGCGGATGTAGTCCATGATCCGCAGCTTGTAAAGTTCCGTGTCGAGGTTGGGCTGAATGTCGTCCTCGGCCTTGCGCTCCAGCACGGCATGTGACTCTTTGAGCAGGGCGTTGTCGCCGGTGATGAGCGGCAGGACCTCGTCCGCGATCCGCGCGTAGCTGTCCTGCAGCACCCGCTGCTGGAAGCCGTCGTAGGAGTACACCAGCGTCGACAGCTCGTCGGTGTCCGGCACGTGGTCCAGCGCGGAGAGGTCGCGCTTGAGCCCCGCGCCCAGCTGTTTGTAGCGGTAGTTGATGGCGCGGGCGTTGCTGGACTGCACCCGCTCCAGCGCGATGAGGACCTGCGACTGCGTCGCGGCCTTGGTGTCCAGCACCGCGTTGTAGATCATTCCTGCCGGCCGTCCACGGTGTCGGTCGTCGTCTGCGTGTTGTCCGGGACGGCCGGGAGGGGCGTCGACAGCTCGCCGATGGGGACCTGCCCCATGGGCTGGAGGACGGTGTCTCCTCCTGGGACGCTCGGGTAGGAGAGCAGGGCCCTCTTTTCGTTGGCGGTGAGGTAGGACGCACCCTGCACGGCGGTGATGGTCGTCGCGAAGTCGCCGCGCATATCAGACAGCGGAGCGCTGTCATAGGACAGCCGGACGATACGGCCGCGCCCGGAGCCGATAAGGGCCTGCGACAGGGCCTCGTAGATCTCCGTGATGAGCGGTCTGATGGTGTGGTCCACCAGCTCGCGGTTGGCCTCCTGCGCGTTTGAATAGGTTTTGTTGGCGCTGTCGCCGGCGAGCTCCGGCGGGACACCCATGGCCAGCACGATCTCCCGCGCGGCGACGGTCATGCCGGCGGAATAGTCCATGTCCAACGGAGTATATCCAAGCTGGGTGACGGTCTTGCCGTCGTCCAAGAGCATAAAGGACCCGGCCTTGCTGGGGCCGGAGAAACCTGCCCGCATCCTCGACTTGAGCTCGTCGAACCGCTCGGCAGTCATCTGCCTGGGCGTGGACACGCAGAGCGAAGGCTTGGCGCCGTTCTCGGTCAAGCTGGCGTTCCACGTTCTCGCGTTGTTCTGCTGGGCGATGCTGGCGCTGGCGGCCTCCAGCGGGCTCACGCCGTAGACCGAATCGTTGCCCTTGAACGAGTGGATGTGGATGACGTCCTCGGGTGCGGCCGTGACCGTGCCCGTGCCGGTGGAGATGGTCCACGCTTTGACGGGTGAGAAAATGTTGCCGGTGGGGACGGCCGTGATGTTCTTTCTCGGTATCTCATCCAGCTCTTTGACCCGCTGGCCGGCACTGACGGCGTAGACAAACGCATTGCCGTTGAGCACCCGGTCCATGGCGATGTCCGCGATGAGCGACCGCCACGTCTGACGCGCGTTGGGCCGGCGCATGAGCTCGGCGAGCGCAGGGTCGGCGTCGGCCGGGACCTCGTTGTCGTCCCTGTCGAGGAGCATGGGCCTGATCCCGGCGATGGTCTGCGCCACGAGGTTGGCCGCGCGGTAGACGTAAGGGTTGCCGGCGTAGCCCTGCAGCATCTGCTCGCTGTAGCTGTGCATCCCCGCGTCGGCCGTCAGAAATGAAGAGACGTCGGCGTTGGACGTTCCGCTGTCGGCGGTCATGGTCGCCGCGACCGCCGACTTGCGCTTAAATATGGACATATCTGAAATAACGTTACAGGTGTATTTAAGCAGGAGGACAGGTCAGCCGAAAAACACGCCCGCTCCGCCGCTGTCCTGCGTGAGGGCGGTGTACGCGCCGGAGGTGGCGTCCACCTGATCGTCGTGCGCTCCCAGCGGGAACTCGCAGAGCTCGCTCACATAGTCGCGGGTCCAGCCCGCGTCGATAACGTCGACGTTGCCGTTCTCCAGCGCGGCGGCCAGCGGTCCCGCCCGCAGTTGTTTGGAGCCGGTGACCTTGTCCGCGCGGAAGTCGTAGCCCGGCAGGATGTGCCTGGCGTAGTGGTCGATGATGTCCACGCCCGACGAGCCGGGCTCCTGCTCCATGCGGATGGCCACGTCCGGGCCGTCGTGCGCGGCAGTACGGCGGACGGTGTCCTGCACCTCGGCGGGACTGCCCTGGAGCCTGACGATGTCCTCGACGCAGTACCGCCCGTCCTGCTCGGCCAGCAGACAGCCCACGGTCCAATCGCCGCCGCTGTGGGTGGCCGCCTTGTCCCAATACCGCACCCGGCGGGCATTGGCCGGGAAGCGCACGGTCGTCGGACGGAACCAGGACCGGCGGAAGGTCCCGCCTTCCTCGGGCGCGGGACGGCCTTGGTATTGGGCTTCAAAGGCGTGTGTGCCGAGGACTGCGCGGATGTGCTCCAGGGCCGGCAGGTCATACCGCTCGGGCCAGAGGGCCTGACCGTCCGCCCCGATGGCCGGCAGGTTGAGCAGGTCCCAACCGCCGGGATCGTCGCGGAGGACCGAGCCGGCCAGGTCGTCGTAGGACCATCTCGTCATGATAAGGAGCTTTTTTCCTCCCGGTGACATCCGCGACTGCACGACCAGCTTATACCACTCATAAAGGCGGCGCTTGTAGACGTCGCTGGATGCGTCGGCGGCGTCCTTGACCGGGTCGTCGATGAGGAACAGGTCCGCGCCCTTGCCGGTGATAGGACCGCCGACACCAGCGCAGACGAGGTTGGGCCGGCCGTTCTCCTTTCCGCGCAGTTGGTAGGCGTCCGCACTGTCGACGTCGAAAACCTGGTACGGCCAGATGCGGTGATGCACGTCGGCCTGGAAGAGCTGCCGACAGGCCCGGCCGTTGTCCCGGGCGAGGGAAAGCGAGTAGCTGGCCATGATGACATCCGCCTGCGGGTGGTTGGAGATGTACCACGCCGGGAGCGCGTTGGAGATGATCGTCGATTTCATGTGGCGGGGCGGGACCGTGACGATAAGCCCCTGCGGGCCGTCCTTGCGCTCCAGGAAATGCTGGACAGTGTCGCAGATGGTGCGGATGTGGACGCCGTCCTGCCAGCCCTCGCGGGCCTCCAGGATAACGTGCTTGACGTAGCCGTAGAGCGTGAACTTCGCTTCTGCTAACCGACGGGCCTCGGCGACGAGGGCCTCCTGCGTCCCGGTGTATTTGATGCAGTTAAGCACGTCATTCCTTCTTTGGCCGTTTGTCGAGTATGGTCAGGACCTGCTCGTAGGTCAGGCTGTCGGCCTTGCTTTCGTCCTTGACCGATACCGTCTGTTCGACGGTATCATGCTGGCCGAGATAGTTCTTGCCGAGGAAGATGGCCATCGACGAGTTGCCGCCCTTCATGATCTTGGACTGCGCCGTGCGGATGGAGGTCAAAAAATGCGTCCGGCCCCTTTTTAATGCGTCCTCACATAGCTCGCTGTTGTTGGAGTTGTGCATCATGGTGACAGATACGCCGATGCTGTCGGCGATCTCCTCCTGCGTGCATCCGAGCGAGGCAAGCTTGGCGATGTAGTCGGCACCTTCGGGAGTCAGGACCAGCGCGGCTCTTCCGCCCTTGCGACTGCGGACGGACTTGAAGATCGTGATGTCCATACGGACACCGGCCTCGGTGCGTACCGCCCGGCAGACGTTGCTCTTGTCGGTCTCCGGGGTTTTTTTGGCGGTCATGCGATCAGCTCCGCTTTTCTGCCGGTGAAGTTCTCCCACCGCTGAACAATGACATCGCAGTACTTGGGGTCCATCTCCATGGTGTAACTGCGTCTGCCGGTCTGCTCACAGGCGATCATGGTCGATCCGGAACCGCCGAAGAGGTCCAGCACTGCCTCGCCTCTGTCGGAGCTGTTTTTTATAGCTCTCGCTACGAGCTCTATCGGTTTCATGGTCGGATGAAGCTCGCTCTTTTTAGGCCGGTTGATGTCCCACACGTCGGACTGCGTGCGGTCTTTCAGCGGGTGATGTCTCGGCTGGCTTTCTTCCCAGCCGTACCATATCGGTTCGTATTTGGTGTGGTAGTCCTTGCGTGAAAGGACGAGAGAGTCCTTGTTCCATATAACGGTAGACGACCAATGCATCCCTTTACTTTTCAATTCGAGCATCATGTTCCCCCACTCCTGCGCCGACATGACGATGTACAGAATCCCCCCCCCCTTATGGACGCCTTTATGCTCTCGAAGGCCGCGCCCATGAACTCCTTGAAGTCCTCGGTGGACATGGAATCGTTGAGGATCTTGCGCTCTTTGTACTTCTGTCCTGGGTCGGAGCCGTAATCGACGTTCCACGGCGGGTCGGTAAAAACCATGTCCGCGAGGTTGCCGTCCATCAGGACTTTCACGTCGGTCTGCTTGGTGCTGTCTCCGCACATCAGACGGTGGTCACCGAGACGGTAGACGTCACCGGGCTTGGTGACAGGGGTTTCGGGAGGCTCCGGCGGTTCGTCCTCTATGATCTCGGTCGGTTCGTCGTCGGCTTCTGCGAGGTCAAGGCCGTAATCGGTCGGGTCGTAATCGGGCAGAGCAGCGAGCTCGTCCGGCAGCAGGTCT